TCATTCCTCACCCCCAACCCCTCTCCCAAGTAGAGGGGAGCTCCTGCCCGCACATCATCGGTGATATTGAGGGTATTAGCCTCTGCCAATTCAAAGACGCTTTCAATCGTACCCGTATGTTGTAGAGCGAGGTCTAATAGCGACTGATTATGTAGGGCGGTGATTATCATTTTGCTTTTCCGTTGAGTTGCTTGTACTTCTTTAATTCAGTTAGAAGCTCCTCTACTGAGGCTTCTAAGTCCTTAATGCGTTGGTTAGCTTTCTTTAGCTCATCGATAGCGTTGGCGTACTTGGTGCCTAAGTCTTCTATCATCTCTCGGTATATCTTCACAGCCTTGTCTACATTGTCAAGTTCGGAGGTTTGTAGTTCCATTTGTTGCTTAGGTCTGCCGAAAAACCAACCCGCTAATCCCGATAATACCATACCGATAAACGATACGATGTGTTCTTTTATTCCTTCTAATATCCAATCCATTGTGATATGTGTTTTTTAAGTTATTTTCCCTTTTCCTTCACTTATAGTAGCACCCACTTGGGCGGCTGCCGTTCCTGTTGTGTTTACACTGATACCGGCAGCTACTGTTACCTCGCCACTGCAGACAAAGTCGTGAATAAGAGAGGCTAAGCGTTCGGCGTACTCTTCTGGGCTTGCCTCTGTCTTGGTAAGCATATCCTGTTGAAGGGTGATAATGCCTTGTTTTAAAGCTTGTTTGTTTAGCATAATGTTAATTGTTGTTATAGGTTCCGTCAATTAGTAATTTGCCGCCCTCTTGTAGGGCTACATCGTTAATCTGCATACCGTCATACTCCAACTGTTTCTTTATTTCAATGAGGGTTTCGGTATAGAGGTCATCGGCGAGCATTTGGGCTATTCCTACCCCTACTTCGGGGTGCTCTTTCCACTCTCCCTTCTCGGTAGTAAGGATAGCCTTTTGCTGTTGGTTATCAGAGTACCCCACCTCAAAATCACCTGCTAATAGGCGCAAATCGTTTCCCTCATCTATTAGTATATCTTTCATTAGGCTGTCTGCATTTGGTTTATACTATTAACAACTCTTAGAAGTTCCTCTTTCACCATTTCTCCAAAGTTCTCTACTCCCTCGCGTACGGACGATACATACACCTTAGTATCGGTGCCTACATTGCCTATCTGTATATTGATATGTGTTTGTCTGGTACCTCCTGATACGATGTTGTCTTTGGTTTTAGTGCCTTCTCCTGTGGTGGTAGTAGTTTCTCCCGTAATAGGACTTATCCCTGGCGTAGGACTGCTTTCGGTTTTCATACCCAGCTTGTCCATTAGCCCGTCTTTTACCTCCTTAAAGCTCTTGAACTCTAAAGAGTCCCACGCTTTGCCAAAGGCTTCTTTGGCTTTTTCTCCCGCCTCATTTGCTTTCTTATACCCCTCTGTTACCGATTTGGCACGCTCTTGCAAGTCATTTTGTATCTTGTTAATCATTGCTTGGTTCTCGGTACTATCACCTAAGCCAACCGCTTCTTTAAACTTATACCAAGCGAGCTTACAAGCATCTATACCTGCCATAAAAGTATTTTTTGCAACAGTCCAAAGCAATTGAAAATTTTCTACAAAAGCCTCCCAACTGTATTTCATACCTTGCACAGTATATTCCCACGCCTTGCCCCAACCGCTTACACCTACAATACAATAGGCTATGATAGCAATAAGGGCTATAATACCCACTATTATCCACGTTATAGGGTTTGCCAAAAAGGCAAGGTTTGTCTTTATCACTGCCCAAGTGAGCCTATTTTGCCAAGCAGTAGCAATAGCCGTATAGGTATTGTGTAGTATCAATGCAGTGGTGAATATACCTATAGCTCCTGCAATACCCCATATAATGGGATTCCCTTCTTGAAACTTCTCAATAAGCCACCCTATACCTCCACCTATGCTTGAAAATATAACTGCTGCCAGGTCTACTAAGGGACTAAGCACAGGGCTGATGGCTTCATATACTTTTAGAGCAAGTTCGGTGACAGAGTCCATCATCTTGTTGAACTTACCGCTGAGGGTTTGCCCTGCTTTTTCTGCACCTTGGTAGAAAAGCCCTTGTTTATCGGTTGCCCATTCAAAGGCTTGTGCGAGTTCCTGAGCCGAAATACCTCCTTTACTCATTCGTTCTTTAAGCTGTGCCATACTCTCGCCAGTGCGTTCGCTAATCACCTGCAAGGGGTTGAAGCCTGCGTTAATCATCTGCATTAAGTCTTGCCCTTGCAGCTTGCCTGCCGAAGTAGCCTGCGAAAAAGCAAGTGATAGACTTTGCATTTTCTGCACATCGCCCATAGCAATATCGCCGATGTTCTTGAGCTTGCCAAAAGCAAACTCAGAGGAAAGCCCGAAGGACATCATCGTCTTCTGTGCTTCAATAAGCCCTGCCTTGTCGTAGGGTGTTTTTACCCCATAATCGGAGAGCTGAGCATATAAGGCTTTGGCTTTTTCTACATCTCCCCTAAGCAAAGTAGTAATGTTAGCTTGTTGTAGGTCGGCTTCCATACCCTTTCGGATACTCATACCTATACCCGCTCCCGCCAATATAAGAGGGTTAGTAGCCAAACCAGGCAAACTGTTCAAAGCCTCCGAAAACCACGTTTTTAGCTTACTCCCATTAAGAGTTTGCAATTTAGAAACACTGTGCTCTAACTTGTTTATCTCGCTGTTGTACTTACGAATAGCCGAAAGGCTACCTATAGGCAGTAAATCTCGTTCGGCTTTTAGCAGGGCTATTTTTTGTTGCAAAGTGTGTACAGATGTGCCCATTTGGGCAAAGCCACGAGAGACTTTTTTCTGTACTTTTTCTAATTCGGCAAATTTTTCTAACATTGTATCGTTATTTATGCCGATTTTTTGTAACTTTGCGCTGACAAAGTCCTTAAGCGTTAATGTATATTCTAAAATATTTGCTACAATGAGAGTATTATTATTTTTCTTTAACCTACTTGCCTCTATAGGCTTATTATTACTTATTGGTGCGGGATTTTTCTATGGAGCTGCCCTTTTCTGTGTGCCCTTCTATGCTACTTATAGGGCTTTCACTGAGAAGGAGCCCACTACTAAGAGGAGATACACCACTACAGCTATTGCAAGTACAATTTCCTTTTTCCTTATAGCGATACTTGCCCTTATGCTCTCCAAAGGAGCCAAACAAGCAAGAGAGCGTGAAAGACTACAACAAACTACCTATACTACTTGTATTGTTCCTTCTCTTTCTGCCTAAGCCATTCTAATTCTTTTACTCGCATAGCCCACTGGGTATCGGTGAGAGCATCGGGATTGGCAATGTGCATATAGTAACGTAAGGAAGCGTTAGTGATACGAAGCCAATCCCTTTTCTCTTCAATCTCCGCATCACTTAGAGCTTTTCCAAGGTAGCCTCTTTTATCTGTATAAGGTCAGGTAATTTGCTACTGGCGGCAAGAAACAGCGCATCGTCTGTTTTAATCTCCTCATCGCCACCCAACCAACAGTTGGTAAGTACTACCTCATTAAACTTTAGCGGATCTTTGGTTGCCAAAGTAGAGGCATAGCTAAGGGTTTTTCTGTCGGGCGTGCGCAAATACGCCTTTTTGCCATCAATATTCAGTACATAAATATCATTGTACTGCTTTTTCCATTCTTGTATTTGTTCATTTGTTATCATTTTAAACTGCTTTTAAAAGGTTTTTAAAGTGCGAGCTGCACAGGCATTTTGTTATTGTTTAATTTGTTAGGCTTGTCTCTTTATATCAGTAAAGATAATTGGAAGCTCCACTATCATATTCTTATCGCCCTGTTTCATTCCTTTTTTAAATTCGGTAAACTCTACATTCTTTAGAATGTCGGTTACTATCTGTCCACCATCCAGTGGCACATAGGAGGCAACAAGGTCGAAGCTAAGCCCAAGTATATCGTTATTGGGAGCATCTCGTGTCATTGCTTCTGCCTCACTTTGCCAAAGGCTTATTTTACCCTCATAACTGCGGTTGCCTGCTACTATTCCGTGAGGCTTGCACCCGCGCCCATAAAGAAAATCTTTCTCGCGTTTTTCGGTGTATTCCAACTCTGTAACGCCTATAATGATACGTCCACCAAAGACGATAGAGAGTTCGCACCACGCATATTGTTTGCTGTCAAATGTTGCCATAATTTACTAATTTTCTAATCTACTAATTGACTGTTGTAGTAAAACCGATGTTTACCTCTATAAAGTCAGCATAACCTACGGGTAACAGTTTGATACCTATCACCACTTTGCCCGTTTGTAGTACACGTTGCTTTGGGTCTATATCAATCTTTACCGCTGAAAGCTCGCCCTGCGATACCATTTGGCTTTGTAGGGTACTCTCAAGTTTGGTTTGCCAACCCTTGATAATAGCAGGGTGAATACTTCCGTCTTCTGATAGTAGCACCTCATCGCTGAGCTCCTCTACCAATACCCCATAACTTAGGAGCATTGCTTTGTCCATTACAAGCCCATTACATAGGCTCTTAAAATCATCGGTGGGCTTGGTAAGGGTATTATCGCCCGAAAAGTAGTAGCCAGAACGCCCTACAAAGGTGCGAAAGAAGATATACCCTTTGTCGTCCATTGCGTCCCATTGGTCGGCTTTGCTGTCGATAGTGGTGCCGTCGGTGAAGTATGCTACCAAAGGCAATACACTGCCGTCTTTTACGCGGTGAATTTTGCGCTGTACGGGTATTTTGGTTATTTTGCCTAATAAAAGCCCTATAGAAGCATCTTTCTCTTTATCGTCATTGGCGATAAAACAAGCCACTTTGTTGAGTTCGTTTTCTGAAAAGTTCGTAAGGTCAGCTACTTTGCCGTTCCAGCTATTGCCTGATACTACAACCCTAAAAGGCATATACTTCTTTTCAAAGTGCTCAGCAAGAGCCTGCCCTTTCACTACGGCTGTCTGCACATCGGCGTCTAAGCCTGCGGTGATAGTCTCGCTACCAGTAGCCTTTTTCACTACCCCAAGCACGCGGATAGCCCCTTTGGCTTCGGCAATAAGGGTAGGTGCAAAAACGCCGTCTTTGTCGAGCATTGCCGTCATAGTAGTGGCATCCGATACGAGCATTACCCACAGAGGGGTACCCGTTGGGGCTTGGTCATAAAACGCTTTAATATGCTTGTGAGCAAAAGCGTTTTCAGTTTCTGAAATTCCCAAAGCTATGGCTTCTTTTAGTGAGAAGACTTGGTACGACTTGCCCAACTCTACTTTGTTACTCACCGTAACTCCCGTTGCGATAAGCCCAGTAGTCTTTTGTATAGCCGTTATCCTGCCTAAGCCGTCTTTGGCAATATTGAATAATACTTTAGGTAATGCCATTATTTTTTAGGTTTAAAAAAGTTGAATTTTGAAGTATCTGTTACAGTCTCACCTTCTGACTCGTCAGAGTCTTCAGATTTTTCAGTTTTATCTGGTGTTTCTGTTATTACTTTATCTTCTACCTTATTAGTATAGCTTCCTACAGTGCTATCCTCTAAGGTTTGTGCGTGGTTTTGTGCATCTTTCTTTAGTAAGAAGAGGAAACCATCGGAGGTAGCAAAGAGCTCTTTTGTCGCTTTGTTTTCCTCAAAATATTGATTTGCTTTTTCTGCTGTTGTCATTGTATTCTGTTTTAAAGTTAATAATAGGAGTAGGGTGAGGTGTGGATACCATTAAACTCGTCCGCTCACCCTACTATATATTCCTATAAGATTGCTCCTAAGAATTTAGGGTTTTTAGCACGGATAACCCCTACTAAGGCACGTTGGGCAAAAGAGATGGTATCAGCTTGTAGCCCAGAGTCGCGCAAAGTAGCATACATCTCTACATCGCCAAAGCAACGGAACACCTCATCAGTTACCCACATAAAGGAGGCACGCTTATCAGTATTGTCCTTGGTTGCGCCAAATGGTTTTTTTACACCCGCAGAAGTGTATAGCGGATTTTGGCTATATTGGAATACCTTAATGTCATATATCTTTTTGTCATTAAGTATATCCTTGTACAAACGTTTGTCCTCCTTACGAATGCGGGCAAAGTGTTCTGGGGTGAAGCAGATGTTCACACCCTCAAGGATATCGTTTTCCTCCATAAACTGCTTAAGGTCTATGATAGCATCAATCACTGAGTCACTGGCTGAGAGGTTACATACCTTATTCCCCACCCCATCTTGCTTAGGAGCCCAAGCGTAAGCGGCACGTTTGCCGATGTTCTTAGCCAGTGATACACGGTGGCGTTGTATTACGCTAGAGCGTTTGTCGTATGCAAGCTCAATCTCTTGCAACTCTCTGTGGCGTGTTTGTTCGGTAGAATAGGTGTGTAACACTACCTCATTACCTATATCGGTAATATCGGTAACGGGCAACGGGTTATTAGCCGTAGCAAAATAATCTTCGTGTACGGCAGGTTCCACACCCGCTTCAGCAAGGTGTAACTTGTTATGCTCTACATATTGTGACAAGTCTACACTTTGGTATATAAACGAGTTATTAGGCACAGGGTTTTCTTTAATCCCTGCTATCCATACTTCTGTCTGTAGCCCTGCCATAGCTACTCCTTTGAAAATGGAGGGGGCAATATATTGAGCTATCGTAGAAGTTGCTACAATAATTGTTGCTACTATGGGTACTGAAGCACCTACAATTGGCGCAATTAACATTGAGGCAATAAGTGCCAATAATGCATTAATAAATAATGCTTTTAGTGATAATTTCATACTTGTTTAAATTGTTTTTAAAGGGTTATTAAATTACTTTTTGGTGTAGCGCACTCCATTGGCGTACTCTTTGGCTAAGCGGGCATACTCTTCGGGCTGTTCGTCCCTAAGTTGGCGGAGCTTTGCAGGATTGTGCTTTTGCAAAAAGTCAAAACTCTCATCGGCAGTACCTGTTGGTTTTGCACCTGCCCCCAACACTACCTCACGCACTGTGTTAGTCTTCCCTTGCTGCGTATTCTCAGCTTCTTTGTCAGCTACAAGTTTAGAGAGTACCGCCTTTTGTCCGTCAAAATCTGCTTCAAACTGCTTTAGCTGACTTTCTTTGAGAGCTTCTGGGATAAGTCCTAAGCTAATGGCTTTGTCTACCAAGGTTATAGCTTCGGCGGTGCGAGTTTCGCTAATTGTCTTTTTCAGGGCCACGACTTCGGCTTCTGCTTTTTCTTTGTCAGTTTTGAGGCTATGTAGGGCACTAAGTACCGCTTCCTCTTTTGTGTTTTCGCCCATACCTAAGGCAAGGGCTATCACTTTAATATCCATATTGTTTGATGTATTAGTTACTATTTTTTTGAGTTGAAATGGCTTACCGTCTTTTGAGAGCTTGAGGGCGTTGTCATTGCCCCCTATATCTACAATGGAGATTTCCACAAGTTTACAAGCAGTAACAGTTTCATATACTTGTCCTTCTAAGATATGTTGTGGCTGGGTAGATACTTCTTTTATTTCGGCATACATTGAAGCCATACGTATATAGCCACGTTCCACCTTTCCTGCTATCTTCTTAGCAAACTCATCTTGCTCGTCAAACTCTACTTCTGCTATAAGAGTAGTCCCCTCCTTGTATAGTTTGGTACAACGTCCAATGACTTCACTACCCTTGTTGCCATAGCCGTCTCGCTCGTGCATAAAGAGTACAACGGGGTTGCGCATATATTGTTTGTAGTCAATACCGTCAGTAAGGATACGATAACCATAGCTGTTTACATTTTCGGTATTGACAATAAATTGGTGTTTCATTAGCAAATGGGTGTTAGTTTGTTACTTAATTCTGGTGCAAAATTCATTATGTTTTGGCAAGTATAAAAATTGGCAAACAAGCCTTGTACTGAATTTGCCCAAACCTTGTACTAATTTACCCCAAGCATTGGGGGCTAATTTCGCTACCTACTTTATATGTATGACCTTTGCACTGATAAAAACAGAGTACACAATGGAATTCGACCTCAAAGAACTCACTGCACGAGCATTTTTGGACTACGTAGGCCCTGCCTTTCCCTCGTGGTGGGCTAACAATAAAACAAAATATGTACTTCCGAGCCTCTCCAATATTAGTGAAGCGCGTAGCAATGGAAGTGAGTATTTTATGACACTGAAAGTAGCCGATAAAGCAGGCGTGCAAACACTCTTTCCAAACGAACCTTTGGTGGGTTTCTCCCTTACTAAAACCATAGTAGAGACGGCAACAGTAGGCAAACACCGCAGGGGCAAAGTAAAAGAGTATATTGCTACCGAAGACTGGCAGATTACCATTAAGGGGCTTTGCATAGACACTAATAACCCCGACTTGTACCCTACAGCACAGGTGCAAAGTCTTAACCGCTTGTTTGAAAAGAACGAAAGTCTGGAGGTCATAGGTAACAAACTCTTTACCCTTTTTGATATTCGTAACATCGTGCTAAAAGATATTAGTTTCGAGGCTATGGAGGGTAAGGAAGGTATACAGAAATATACCATCAAAGCTGTATCAGATATGGACTTCTATGCTGAATTAGACGAAAAACGAACCCAACTTAACAACTTATACTAATGTTTGTATTACAAGCGATTATCAAAATAGGAGATTACACTTTCAAGGCTGTGCACAGTGTGAAAATCACCAAATCGGTAGAGGAGTTAGCCGATACCTGTATTATTGAACTGCCTACCCATTTTAAAGTAGCTAAAGGAGGTGATAGCCTCTATACAGAAAAGGCTATCAAAGCAGGCGATAAGGTGAGCGTTACCCTTGCTTATGAAGGGGTATATAGCGGGGTAGAGTTTGAGGGCTATGTAAAGAAGGTCAAGCCAAGCATTCCTGTAAGCATAGAGTGTGAAGACGCTATGTATTTGCTTAGACGAAAAAATATCAATAAATCGTGGCAAAAAACAACTCTTAAAGAAGTGTTGCAGGAGGTAGTGAAAGACACTCCTATTGCCTTGGCTGATAATATACCACAAATGCAGTTAGACCAATGGCTTATTCGCAATGCCAATGGTACACAAGTATTGGAGAAGCTCAAAGAGGAATTTAGGCTAAGTATCTTTATCAACGATGAGGGCAAGCTATATGCAGGGCTCTCGGAGCTTACCAATATAGGACAAACCGCACGATATAACCTCAATTACAACATAGTGGCGAATGACTTGGAATATCGAACCAAGGACGAACGTAGGCTAAAAATACGATATACCTACATTGACAAAAATAACAAAAAAAAGACAGTGGAAGAGGGAGACCCCGATGGCGAGCTAAGGACTTTTCATACTTCAGTAGTAAGCGATGAGAGTAAGTTACGAGCTATGGCAAGAGCAGAAATAGAAAAGCTAAAATATGACGGCTTTGATGGCACACTAACAAGTTTCTTAGTCCCTTTCGCTACACGTGGTATGCAGGCGCATATTATTGACAAAGAACTGAAAGACATAGACGAGCGTTACTTCATTAAGAAGGTAGAAACTACCTTTGGGCGCAATGGAGCACGCCGACAAGTAACCATAGGAGCACGATTATGAGCATAGATAGAGAATTAGCTGAGGGACTTAGACAGATAGGCAAACGCAAAACCCCCACCATAGCCGTAGAGGTACTATCTGTAGACAAAGCACAAGGCACGTGTGTGGTGAAGGACGACGAGCTACAATATACCGTGCGCTTAGCCTCAGTGATTAACGATAATGCTGAGCGGTTTTACTTGTTCCCAAAGGTGGGTAGTAACGTACTGATTGCTTCGATTGGGGAGGACGAAAACCGCTATTATGTGGTAGCTTATAGTGAGATTGAGAGCGTGAGCCTACAGATAGAAGACACCCAGCTTACCATAGACAAAGCGGGGGTACATCTGCAACGCGGGGAAGTAGATTTTAAAAGCCTTTTAAACGAGCTTTTAACTGAACTTAAAACAGCTATCATACAAACCCCTGCAGGGCCTGGCAACTTCGCCCCTAACAACGTGGCAAAGTTTGATGAGATTAATAACAAGATAAATGAATTATTACAATAGATATGGCACGACTAACCGCCGTTGAGGCAGATTACAAAAAATCACAGGCAAAAGAACTATTTGCCAAAGGCTTTAGCATTGCCAACATCTCGGAAATGATAGGCATTGGCATTAAAACGCTTGGCAAATGGCGAGAGGAGGGCAAGTGGGACGATGAGAAAGAGCTACAAACGCTCAAGCCTTCCAATATTCGCAAACTCACTCTCAAGTGTGCGCAGGCTATTGAGCGTGGCGAACCCTTGCCCTATAAAGCCGACGATATTACTAAAATCGTGGCTGCCTTTGACCGTATTACTGACCATAATAAAATAGCTGTATATACTATGGAGAGCCTTGACGGCTTCTCCAACTTTATCTTAGAGAAAGCAGGACAAAGTAGCGGTAAAAAGCGTGAAACCTATATGAATACCATTAAAGAGATACGCCCTTACTTTGATATGTATATAACCGAATTATTACAGAAAGGAGATGACTAAAACAGAACTCAAAGAAGCCAAAGAACGCTATTTTGCGAAGTCGAAAATGATTAGAGAGCTTACCTATGAGGCTGTACAGAAAGAAACAGCCGACGAGCAGGAAGCACGTATTAAACGACTTTTAAAGCCCGAAAACTATGGTGAGTTTTTCGATTATTATTTTGGCTTAGACAGTGGTTTGCCTTTGGGCGATGCTAAGACACCTAAGTTTCATATTGACGACTATATAAGGCTTTATAAAGACCCCTATATACGCCAATTTAGAAAGAAGTTTAGGGGTGCGGGCAAGTCTATACAGTCTAATGTTGGTAACATCTGTCACCTCAAGCAGAATAACCTCACTTTCTTTCCTATCCTTATAGGGGCTAACGAGGGCTTGGCTAAAATACTACTGTCTGACTTACAAGCACACTTGGAGAACAATCAGAAGTTTATCAAGGACTTTGGCTTGCAACTCTCTTATGGGGATTGGTCGGATGGCGACTTTCAGACTACAGACGGCAAGCACTTTAAGGCGTTGGGGCTTAACCAACCTTTCAGAGGGTTGCGTTTTGGTATGTATCGCCCCGACTTGGCTATTTTGGACGATATAGAGGACTTGGATAGAGCTAAACGCCCTGATATGATAGAGAAGTATGGCAAGAAGATAACGGGCGACTTGGTGAAGGCTTTCCACCGCAAGCGAGGCAGGCTCATCATCAATAACAACTATATCGTCAAGGACGGCATATTAGACTATCTATACGACAAGTGGAAAGATAGCCCACACCTGCACGACTCGGTTACGAATCTTGCTACTGTGAATATCACCCGCGAGAACTATATGGATGTAGAGTGGGAACCCTCGTGGAAAGAACGCGATACTAAGGAGGATATTATCCGCATTCTGCTCAACGATGACTACTATACCTCACAGCGGGAGGATTTCAATAACCCTATTGAGGAGGGCAAGCTCTTTAAGGTGAAAGATATTGCCTTGGTACGCATAGCAGATAATGAGGCGTGGGACGGCTTGCTCGACCATTGGGACTTATCCTACACCGCTACGGGCGACTATAAAGCGGGGGTACTTATTGGCATTAAGGGTATTAAGCTGTACGTGTTGGAAGTCTTCTGCCAAAGATGTGAACTTAATGCAGCTATGGAAGTACGTGCTCAGTGGGTTAAGAAGTACCTTAAAAAAGGCTATAACACTATGGGCTTCTTTGATGCTACTATGGCACAGAAAGCCGTCTATACCCCTATTATTATGCAGAGTGCCGAGGACAATGCTTGCCCTAATATCCCTATTGGTCTGCACCAGGAGGGCGACAAGCACAATCGCATTTCAGCGGGTATTACCAACGCCTTATTCCGCAAAATATTGTACTGGGACGAGACTTTGCCCAAGCGGTTGGAAAAAGACTATAACGCCTTTATCAAGCAGCTGCTTTCCTTTGAAAAAGGAACGGCTTCAAACGATGACGCCCCCGATACCTTAGAACGTGCCATTACCCTTGCCCAACAGTATTTTGGCTATTCCGAAAACCCATTACAAAGCGGGCGACCTTTTATTGCTAAACACAAACGCAGAACTATATGAGTACTCCAAGAAAAGAACTTTTTGTAAAAGTAAAACAAGCCCTTGCCACTATTGAAGGCATTGAGCTCATCGACCTGCAACGCGGTCAGTTTGACAACCCCGAAAACGGCTACCCCGAAATATGGACAGCTGCACTCATACAGGTAATGCCTATCGCCTACGAAACGATGACACAGCACGTGCAAGAGGGTGAGTGTGAGTTCCACATAGACTTTTATTGCAAAGACGGCTGGACAGACCAACACTTAGGCACTGCCGACCCCGAAGAGGGGCTTATGGAGTTGGATATATTGGATAAAATCACCGATACGATACAATTCCTACAAGGTGAACAGTTCAAACCCGTACAGCAGGTGCGAGAGGAGGAACTACGCTTAAGTGATGACGGCATTATGAGCTATCGCATTACCTTCACCACGCGCATTTATAGACAAACACCCTACCCTTACGAACCTAAGAAACTCAAATTAAATATGATTTAAAATGTATTTAACAAAAGACGAACTCAAAACCGTAGCCACTAAGGAGGTAATAGACCTTATCACCCAAGGCGATGAGCAGATAGTAACCCAAATCATTGCCGAAAGCATAGACCTAATGGCTTCTTACCTCTATAAGTATTACAATACGGAGGCTATTTTTGCCAAAGAGGGCAACGAGCGTAGCAAAATACTGCTCAAATACCTCAAAGATATTGTTATCCACGAAATCTATATCAGGCGCACCAAAACCCTCAACCAAGTGGCAAAGCTCCGCTATGATGAGGCTATGCTGTGGCTCGAAAAGATAGCCAAAGGAGAAATAGAAGTCGCCCTCCCCAAGCGCCTAAAAGATACCGATGGCGACGGCACCCCTGATACGCCCACTCCTTTTATGAAGCTTGGAGGGCGCAAAACTTATAAAAACCACTGGTGATTATGCCTAACAACTTTACAGAACTCCGCCGAAAGCTCGAAGCCCTCGCGCGCTTGGTAGCTAATGATGTCCCCGTTGTACTTAAAACAGAGGGACTCAAGTTTATTCAAAAGAACTTCCAAGATGAGGGGTTTAATGATGAGGGCTTACAGAAGTGGCAACCTCGCAAAACTACCGATACACGAGGGCGAGACCTTACTCGTTACCGCTCGGATAGGGTAGGCAAAAAGGGCACCCTTACCCCCTTTGGCAAGCGTAACCAGGGACGAGCTATCCTTACAGGGCACAATTCAGGAGGCAACAAGCTGCGCAATTCATTTAGGGCGCGCGTAGAGAAAATGCAAGTTACCTTCTACACCCATAAAGAGTACGCCTTACGGCACAACGAGGGACTCAAAGGTATGCCTAAGCGCCAATTCATAGGAGACTCCAAAACCTTATTCAACAAAATCAAAAAGGAAATAGACCGTTTATTCAATCAACTACAATAATGGCAAAGCAACCCCATAAACAACGTATAGAAAAGAGTGTTACTCTTAGTGGTAATGCCCTTAATAAAAAGGTACATTTGGGCAAAAATACAGCTCAAAACATTCAGCAGGTAACCAATCTAATGGTGGACATCATCAAGCGCCAACGTAGGCTATGGCGTACCGAACTCAACCATTGGCACTCGGCACGTTATGCCCGTTATAGTGTGGACTACCCGCGTACTTACCCATTGGAGGAGGTATACCAAGATGTACTCCTCGACGGGCACCTCACGGGTATCACCGAAAATCGTACTTTGCGAACTACCAATAAGGACTACGTTATCGTCATTGATGAGATTAAAGACGACACCCTAACCGAGTATATTAAGGGCAAACAATGGTTTGAAGACTTGATCGAGTTCGCTCACCAAAGCATCTATCACGGGCATTCTCCTATATGGCTCAAAGAGGTAACCAAGGGCGAAATCAAAGCCGTAGAACTTATTGATAGGGGGTTAGTAATTCCCGAACAGCACGTACTTTTAAAAGACTACGATGCAACCACGGGCATAGACCTACGCGATGTACAAGAGGTAGTATTAGTAGCACGATTTTACAAGCATTCGGGCTTGCTCGAAAAGGCTACTCCTTATGCAATCCTCAAGCGCCATTCGTGGGGTTCGTGGGACGAGTTCGAGGAACTCTTTGGTATTCCTATACGTATAGCTAAAATCGCCTCACAAAGTGATAGTGTGAAAGAGGAAGTTGCCCAGTGGTTAGAAGAGATGGGCTCGGCTTCGTATGGCGTTTTTCCTATTGGTACTGAAGTAGATATTAAGGAGAACAGCAAAGCTGATGCTTTCCAAGTGTTTTACCGTAAGATTGAAGCCTTAGACAAGGAGTTATCAAAACTCGTACTTCACCAAACAATGACTACCGAAAACGGCAGTAGCAAGGCACAAGGCATAGTACACGAGAACACCTTAGAAGAGGTAGTCTATGCCGACGAAAAGAAGATGTTAGCTTTCCTCAATAACCAGCTTTTGCCCGCTATGCGTACCATTGGCTACCCTATTCCCGACAATGCTAAAATAGCAGTAGAGAAAACCACAGACCCTAACAAGCAAATCACTATAGACGGGGTACTCTTAGGGCGTGGCTATATCCTTACCCAAGACTATATAGAGCGTACTTATGGGGTAGAAATAGAAAGTATGCCAACCTCCTCCCCCCCCCCCCTGGGGGGGGGGGGGGGGGGGGGGGGGGGGGGGAGAAAAAGAAAAAAGCCTAAGCCTACTCAAGTTACACTATAAAACCCATTGTTGTCCCGAGCACGAGCCTATAAAGCTCAGCAAGGAAGACAACGACTTGAGTAGGCTTATTGAGGAGTATATTCGTATGGTTTTCCAAGAAAGGAGTGTTAGCGAACCCCTATCGGAAAAGCTATGGAGGTATTATTATAGGCACCTCTCTAAAGCAGTAGAAATAGGCTATAGCCCCAACATAGAACAAGCAAACTCTGATTTGGTTAGTAGCCTCAAGCATAATATAGCTACTTTTTCGGCTTTCAAAGAAACGAGCTTCAAGCAGCAGATAGAGCAAGCCCTTACCAAAGATGGGCGTGTACTCCCATGGAGTGAGTTTAAAAAGGAAGCCGAAAAGCTCGACACGCTCTACAACAAGCGTTGGCTACAAACCGAGTATAACCAAACAGTGGCAAATGCGCTCTCCGCACAAAAGTACGAGGAGTATATAGCCAATAAGCGCATATATCCTAACCTTACTTATCACGCGGTGCACGATGAGCGCACTCGTGAAACTCACCGTGCCTGGGACGGGCTAACGCTACCCGTAGAGCATTCTTTTTGGAAAACACACCTACCCCCTAATGATTGGGGTTGCCGTTGCTATGTAGAGCCTACCGCTAACCCAGTAACAGAAGGAGTACGTACAGAAGACATCCCCATAAAAGAAGCCTTTGCTAACAACCCTGCTCTTTCGGGGGAGATATTCCCCGTAATACCATACGCGAAAGGAATGAGCGAAAAAGCCGTAAAAGAGGTAGAAAAGCAGGTGGAAAAACGACTTAAAAAGGAGAAGGCTAAAGCTAAAAGAGCAGAGGAAACGTGGCAAACCATACCTACTGAAAAGGGTACGATAAGGGTAAGTTCATTGCACGGTAAGGATGAGAAAGCCGAAAATGTAGAAATAGCCTCTTACTTAGCTAATAAATATGGCTATGAAATAGACCTTATAGAAAAGTCTAACATATCAGGGGTGAAAAGTGCTGATACGTTTAATAAAACATTGGATATAAAGCAGGAGTATAAACGTATTCATAAGCCTACTAAAAGTGCTGTTGATAATGCCTTGAGGGGTACAAAGGAACAAGCTAAACACATTGTATTGGATATTAAAACAGACATATCAAATGGAGACTTGCGCGATAGTATTCAGGATAGGGTAAAACGTTCTACTTGGATTGAGGAAGTATTAGTTATTAGAAATGGTATAGACAAAACCTACTTAAGGGAAAACATACTTAAAGAAGACTGGACTTTGTAAAATAAAACAGGCAGGTAAATATGAGTTACTTACCTGCCTGAGTCGGGGTCGAGAGTTTTCTTATGTAGCCTCCCAACCAATTTGTACTGCAAAAGTACAACTTTATTTTAAACTACCAAAATAATTTGTTAACTATTTTTTGAGTTCACCTCATCATACAAATTATCATTTAGCTTTTGCATTGCAATAAAGTTAATTATGAAATAAATAATACTATA